AGAATTGTATGAATTAGCGAAAGAAATTAAGGGAGAAAGTAAATTTGATATTTTGCTTTTCTCATCAATAGGAGTTATCGACGGAGATTATTTAGCAGGTTCAAGTTCTGTGATTGGTCATACTTTTGATCTTGCTTACTTATTGGATAGCACTAAGAGTTATAAAGATATTGTCAATGTTCTCCAAATGTGTAAATCACAAAAAATTCTCGGTATAGATGACGACAAGGAGGACTAAAACAATGTATTACGAAACGGGCGATGTATGTCAGAAGGTAATTAATGTAGACGGATTTGATTTTCAATTAAGAGTTAAGAAGCGAGCATATAGTGTCGAAATAGTCGTTTTAGATCATGAAGGAAATTCAATTGACGGGCTACTAGTTTCTGACGAGAACGATCTATACACAGCATTAGACATATTAAATCAATCTATTTACGAATGGATTGAAAAAAACACAGATGAACAGGACAGACTAATTAACTTAGTCATGAAATGGTAGGTATAAGCATGAGAGATACAGAAAGAAATATATTGAATATTTTTAAGACGTTATTCGACGAATATACTTTGTCAAACCAACGAGCATTATTGGAAATTGAACGTAATCATCACGGATACTTATCGATTAATTTCTTGCACTATCACGACAGTTACAAAACAAACAATAAGCTTGTGCAGATACATGAAATCAATCCAGACAGCCATGAACGAATAAAAAATTTAATTATCGAGGTGCTAAGAGGTCATCGGAAGATTAAAAAAGGAGCATGAGGAAAGATATGAAAATAAATAAGTTAACTATATCGAACTTTGCTGGAATCAAAGAAGAAAAATTTAACTTTGACGGTAAAGATGCAAAAATATACGGCAATAATGCGACTGGCAAGACTACAACAGCAACCGCATTACAATGGCTGCTTTTCGATAAGGGTTTAGACGGTTCAACCAAATCATTTAACCCTGTACCTTTAAACGAAAAAAACGAAGAAAATTATGAGTTAATTCCGACTGTTTTCGCAGAATTTGAAATCGACGGAAAAATTACGACTTTTAAAAAAGAGTCACATCCTAAGTACACAATAAATCAAAAAACGAATCGCAAGGAATACTCACGAAGTCGAACGAAGAAACAATATATCAATGATGAATCAATAAAAGTAAAGGATTATAAAGCTCGTATTGATGAACTGATTGATGAAGATGTATTCAAGTTAATTACGAACCCTCAAGCATTTAACTTACTAGATTGGAAGAAACGAAGAAGTTTGTTGTTTGAAATCGCTAAACCAATCAATGATGAGGATGTCATTAAAACAAATGATGATTTTAAAGAACTAAATAATATTCTTGGAGATCACGAAATTGAAACAAAGAAAAAGATTCTTACAGACAAGATAAAACAGATTAACAAAGATATCAAAGATATTCCGATACGTATTAACCAAACGCAACAAAATAAGCAGGATGTACCGGAATTCGATAATGATAGACACACAATCATAAAACAAGAAATTGAGCAACTTGAAAATGAGCGTATAGATATTCAAAACGGTGCAGAAGAAATTAATTTGCGTAACCAATTAGCTGATAAACAATCAGAATTGAAGCGCATAGAAGCTAATAATAGCGCCAGTAATGAGAACAAAATACATGCTTTAACAAATGAGCTACACGTTGAAAATGGAACGGTTGCGAATCTTAAAACAAGATTAAAGCAAAACAAACAACAAATTACACATGAAGAAAATCGACGTAATCAATTATTAGAAAATCATAAAGGATTAAAAAGTGATTTAGAAAAAGCTAAAAATCAAAAATTTGAATATCTTGATGACAATGTATGTAGTTGTTGTGGTCAACAGTTACCAGCTGAACAAGTGAGTGAGGTAAGAGAAAAAGCATTGCAGAAATTCAATGCAAACAAATCGAAAGAATTAGAAACAATACAAACATCTATCAATCACATTATTTCAGAGGGCAAGAAAATAAAGCCAATTATCGAGAAATTAGAGGATGACAACAATAATTTACAAATTAAAATCAACGAAGCAGAAGAGCGTTCAGCAAGAATACAAAACAAAATTAATAAGTTGAAAATAACTCACGTTGACGTTACGCAAACTGACGAATACAAAGCAGTAATGTTAGAGATAAATGAGATTAATCAAAAACGCTCTAACATCAGGAAAACTATTCAAGATAAAGTTTCAGGAATAGATGACAAAATAAGCGAACTTACTCAAGAAAAATCAGAAATTGAAGTGTCAATATCAATCGAAAAATCAAATAAACATCTAGATGATGTTATTTCTGAATTAAGAAATGAAGAAGACAGATTATTGGATGAAAAAGAAAAGTATTCACATGACCTTTATATCTTAAAAGAATTTACAACAACAAAAGTCAAAATGCTTACTGAAAACATCAATAACGAATTTGATATTGCTGAATTTAAGCTATTCAATACCTTAGTTAACGGCGAATTAGAAGAAACATGTTCAACAACGGTTAATGGTGTCGAGTATGACAGCGGTTTAAATAACGCCTCAAGAATTAATGTTGGCTTAGATATCATCAACACACTATCAAAACATTTTAAAGTTACAGCGCCAATATTTATTGATAATGCTGAATCAGTAACAGAGCTTATCAAAACAGAATCACAACAAATTCAATTGATAGTAAATGAACAAGATAAAAAATTAAGAATGGAGACTATATAAAATGACTGAAAATAATAAATTACAAACTATTGAACAACAATTAGTACAAGAAAAGAACGTATCTGACAACGTATTAAACAAAGTGAGAGTTTTAGAGTCACAAGGCAATTTGGAATTGCCAAATGATTATTCACCAAGTAATGCCATGAAACAAGCATGGTTACAAATCAGCCAAGATAACAAATTAATGAGTTGTAACGATACAAGCAAAGCAAATGCCTTATTAGACATGGTAACGCAAGGTTTAAATCCAGCTAAAAATCAATGCTACTTTATTCCTTACGGCAACAAAATGCAGTTACAACGTAGCTATCACGGTAATGTAATGATGTTAAAACGTGATGCAGGTGCTCAAGATGTTGTTGCTCAAGTGATTTATAAAGGCGATACATTCAAGCAAGAAATGGGAGAAACAGGACGTATCAAAGCGATTAAACACGAACAAGACTTCTTTAACATCGACAAAGAAAACATTATCGGTGCGTACTGCACAATCGTATTTAATGATGGACGAGATAACTATATTGAAGTCATGACTATTGAACAAATTAAACAAGCATGGATGCAGTCATCAATGATTAAAGATGAAAAAGCATTACAAAATTCTAAAACACATAATAATTTCAAAGAAGAAATGGCTAAAAAAACAGTTATCAATAGAGCTGCTAAACGTTATATCAACACATCAACAGATAGCAATCTTTTCAAATACGCACAAGAATCCGAACAACGTCAACGCAAAGAAGTGTTGGACGCAGAAGTTGAAGAAAATGCAAATCAAGAACAATTGGACTTTGAACAACCAGTTCTTGAAGAAGCACAATACACAGAATTAGAAAATGATAAGCCTATTGATGTATCTGACTTTGAAGAAATAAAAGAACCTGCAACAGAAAAAGAAAGCGAAGAAGAGCCATTTTAATTGAAACAATAGCAACTGGTTCAAGTGGTAACTGCTACGTCTTAAATGATGGACGTACTACGTTACTACTTGAGGCAGGTATAAAATTTGAACGTGTTCAAAAGCATTTCAAATATAAAACAAGACATATAGCAGGGTGTCTTATCACACACGAACATGGTGATCATGCAAAGTACACAAAGCAGTTTGTCGACAATGGTGTAATCAGCTATATGACTGCTGGAACACAACAAGCTATGAATTTTGAAAGTCATCGCTTATGCACGATTAAGGCAAAGCAAGAGCTGCGAATAGGTACATGGTCAATTCTACCGTTTGACATCGAACATGATGCTAACGAGCCTGTGGCTTTCTTATTACAAAGTACATTAGGTTATAAGGTTCTGTATGTTACTGATACAAAGTATTTGAAATACAAATTTAACGGCATTACGCACATGATGTTAGAAGTTAATTATATCTATGAACAAATACAGGAAAACATAAAAAACGGCAGTGTGCACAGCACATTAGCAAATAGAATTATGGAGTCTCATTTTAGCTTAGAACATGCTATAGGAATGTTGAAAGCAAATGATTTAACTAGACTTGAAGAAATACATTTAATTCATTTAAGTAGTCAAAATTCAAATGCAAAATACATTAAAAGTGAAATACAAAAAGTGACGGGCGCGCCCGTTTATGTTGGAGGTTTATAAATGCTAAACAGAACAATATTAGTTGGTCGTTTAACTAGAGACCCAGAATTAAGAACCACTCAAAGTGGTGTAAATGTAGCATCATTCACATTAGCAGTTAACCGCACATTTACGAATGCACAAGGAGAGCGCGAGGCAGACTTTATTAATATCATCGTATTTAAAAAACAAGCAGAGAACGTTAATAAATACCTATCTAAAGGATCGTTGACGGGCGTAGATGGTAGGTTACAAACGCGGAATTATGAAAATAAGGAAGGTCAACGTGTATATGTTACGGAAGTTATTGCTGATAGTATTCAATTTTTAGAACCGAAAAACTCAAATGACACTCAACAAGATTTATACAAACAACAAGCGCAACAATCACGTGGACAGTCTCAATATCCATATAACAAACCAGTAAAAGATAATCCGTTCGCAAATGCGAATGATCCTATTGAAATAGATGACGATGATTTACCATTCTAATTTAACCGGTTTGAAAGTGAGGTGTGTATATGACTGGTTGGATAAGTATTGATCGCTCAATTCAAAATCATTGGCTATTTAAAGAAAAGAGAACATTTTCAAAGTTTGAAGCATGGATATATTTACTCATGGAAGCGAATCATTCAAAGGCAAAAGTGCCTATTGGAAACCAAATTGTAACCGTAGAAAGAGGACAAAGATTAACATCGATTTTGACCTTGTCTGACCTTTTTAACTGGTCACGATTTAAAGTGAAAACCTTCCTTGACTTACTCGAGAGTGATGGAATGTTAGAAGTCAAAACAACATCAAAATATACCCTTATAACCGTTGTCAATTGGGCGTTTTATCAAAGTGAGCAGGGCAGGAACCAACATCAAAACGACATCAAACCAACATCAAAACAACATCAGTCAAACATCAACCCAACATCAAAACAACATCAAACCAACACAAACAATAATGATAATAAAGATAATAATGAAAAGAATGTGAATAATGAGAAGAAGAAGGCAGTTGCCTTCGACTTCTTCCAAGATAACGGATTCGGTTTCATAACTCCTTACAATTTAGACGATTTAAATTACTATCTTGATTCATTTGAAAATGATTCAGATGAAATAGTTACCGCATCACTTAAAATCGCTAAAGACAGAAACAAAGTTACTTGGGGATATGCTAAAAGCATTTTGAATACATGGCTTAATGCAAACTTGAAATCTATTGAACAAGTACGTGCATTTGAAAAGCAACAACTTGAAAGCAAAAAACAAAATTATAAACCTTACGTTAAACAATCAAAAGAAAAAACGCCTAAATGGCTCACAGACGGCACGAGAGAAACGAAAACGCCGGAAGTAGATGAAAACCTCGAGAAAGACAGAGAGGCTTTTATTAAGCGTCTAAATAGCAAATGGGAGTGATTGAAAATGGATGCATTTGATAAATACTATCTATTTGATCATGACGGCAACAAAATGTTTTCAGTTACACCACATTTTAAAGATGGTCGGCATTTAGTTGTTGGAATAAAAGAAACAAAATTTAATGGTCGTCGTTGGTATTTAGACGATTATGAATTAAATACACTTATTGATAATGAACAAATGGAGTTAGGACACCAAACAAGCTTATTTGAATATATATGAGGGATTACATGGAGATAGAAATTAAATTTAATGAAGTGTTTAATGCGCCGATGGGGTCGCCTCGTCCACGCTTTCGTAATACAGGTAGATATGCACACACATATATGCCTACAAAATATACAGAACATAAAAAATATTTACAAAATCAAATGCCAAAGCTAAATCTAGAAAATGCATTAAAAATCGAATTAGACTTTTACTTTCCATTGCTTAAATCATGGTCGAAGAAAAAGAAAAGCGAAATGGTTGGGCAGTATAAAGTGACTAAGCCGGATATCGACAACTTAATTAAAACGGTATTAGATGCTTGTAATGGCCATGTATGGAAAGACGATAACCAAATTACAGAAATAACTAGCTCAAAGCGTTATGGAATTGAGCCCAAAATAATCATACGAATAGAAGAAATATAAGAGGTGGAATAAATGGCGAAAACAGCAAGAATTGTAAGGATACACGATAAACCTTATAGGTTCAGTAAATTTGAAATGGAATTAATAGAAAGTCACGGTATAACCGCTGGAATGGTTTCTAAAAGAGTAAAAGACGGTTGGGAACTACATGAAGCAATGGACGCACCAGAAGGTACGCGTTTAAGCGAGTACAGAGAAAAGAAAACAATAGAAAGACTGGAACAAGCTAGACTCGAACGCAAATTGGAAAGAAAGCGAAAGAAAGAGGCTGAGCTAAGAAGAAAGAAGCCACATTTGTTTAATGTGCCTCAGAAACATCCAAGAGGACGTTATGCGTGCTACCTGATGGAAAACGACATATTCGTGAAAGTTAAGAAGTAGATCATGACAGATAACGCACGCAAAGAATACCTAAATCAATTCTTTGGATCTAAGAGATATCTGTATCAGGATAACGAACGAGTGGCACATATTCATGTAGTAAACGGCACTTATTACTTTCATGGGCATATCGTACCAGGTTGGCAAGGCGTGAAAAAGACATTTGATACAGCTGAAGAGCTTGAAACATATATAAAGCAACAGGATTTGGAATATGAGGAACAGAAGCAACTAACTTTATTTTAGAGGAGATATAAACAATAAAATTTTATGGAGGAAGACACTAATGAATAACCGCGAACAAATTGAACAATCAGTGATCAGTGCTAGTGCGTATAACGGTAATGACACAGAGGGATTACTAAAAGAGATTGAGGACGTATATAAGAAAGCGCAAGCGTTTGATGAAATACTTGAGGGTTTACCTAATGCTATGCAAGATGCACTCAAAGAAGATATTTATCTTGATGAAGCAGTAGGGATTATGACGAGTCAAGTTGTCTATAAATATGAGGAGGAGCAGGAAAATGACTAACACATTAACAATTGATCAGTTACAAGAGTTATTACAAATACAAAAGGAGTTCGACGATAGAATACCAACTAGAAATTTAAATGACACAGTAGCTAGTATGATTATTGAATTTGTAGAGTGGATTAACACACTTGAGTTTTTTAAAAATTGGAAGAAACAACCAGGTAAGCCACTAGATACACAATTAGATGAGATTGCTGATTACTTAGCTTTCAGTTTGCAATTAACTCTGACTATTGTTGATGAAGAAGATTTGGAAGAAACTACTGAGGTTATGGTTGATTTGATTGAAAATGAAGTTACTTTACCTAAACTACATTCAGTTTATTTTGTTCATGTAATGCATACGCTAACAGAACAATTTGTAAAAGGTATTGATAATAGCATTGTACAAGTTTTAATAATGCCGTTTTTGTACGCCAATACTTACTATTCTATCGACCAACTCATTGACGCATACAAAAAGAAAATGAAAAGGAATCATGAAAGACAAGATGGAACAGCAGACGCAGGAAAAGGATACGTGTAAAGACATCTTAGATCGAGTCAAGGAGGTTTTGGGGAAGTGACACAATACTTAGTCACAACATTCAAAGATTCAACAGGACGTAAACATACACACATAACTAAAGCTAAGAGTAATCAAAGGTTTACAGTTGTTGAGGCAGAGAGTAAAGAAGAAGCGAAAGAGAAGTACGAGAAACAAGTTAAAAGGGATGCAGTTATTAAAGTGGGTCAGTTGTTTGAAAATATAAGGGAGTGTGGGAAATGATTAAAAAACTTAAAAATATGGATGGGTTCGACATCTTTATTGTTGGAATACTGTCATTATTCGGTATAACCGCATTGCTACTTGTTGTCGCATTGCCTATCTATACAGTGGCTAGTTACCAAAACAAAGAAGTACATCAAGGGACAATTACAGATAAATATAACAAGAGACAAGATAAAGAAGACAAGTTCTATATTGTATTAGACAACAAACAAGTCATTGAAAACTCCGACTTATTATTCAAAAAGAAATTTGATAGCGCAGACATACAAGCTAGGTTAAAAGTAGGCGACAAAGTAGAAGTTAAGACGATTGGATATAGAATACACTTTTTAAATTTATATCCGGTCTTATACGAAGCAAAGAAGGTAGATAAACAATGATTAAACAAATATTAAGACTATTATTCTTACTAGCAATGTATGAGCTAGGTAAGTATGTAACGGAGCAAGTATATATTATGATGACGGCTAATGATGATGTAGAGGTGCCGAGTGACTTCGCAAAGTTTAGTGATCAGTCTGATTTGATGAGGGCGGAGGTGTCAGAGTAGATGATGTGGGAAATAGTTGCTATCGGTATCCTTATATTAATTACATTACTTTATGTAATATATACAGACAAAATTGAAGTGAGGGAGAAGATTGATGAATTAAAGCATGACATAAAAAGGAATGAAAAATTATTTGAAAATTATAAGAAAGAAAACAGACCAATCGAATATATTGTTGAGTTATATGATGGTGTGTATTTACAAGAAGAATATACAGGAGCATTTTCGAAAATGATAACACTTACTACAACTAGCAATGTTTTTGAAGCTAAATCATATGACAATTTATTTTTAGCTAAAATAGATGCTGAATTTCTGAGTGGTCGTGTATTAAAATATAAGCCGAATTTAGAGGTGATTGAATAGATGATGTGGTTCATCATAGCAATTATATTACTAGTCATCTTATTGTTTGGTGTAATGTTGCAAGCTGAACAGTTAAAAGGTGATGTGAAAGTTAAAGAGCGAGAGATAGAGATATTAAGAAGCAGATTGAGACACTTTGAAGATTAAACATATTTGTACGGAGGGTATTCATGACTAAAAAGAAATACGGATTAAAATTATCAACAGTTCGAAAGTTAGAAGATGAGTTGTGTGATTATCCTAATTATCATAAGCAACTCGAAGATTTAAGAAGTGAAATAATGACACCATGGATTCCAACAGATACAAATATAGGCGGGGAATTTGTACCGTCTAATACATCGAAAACAGAAATGGCAGTAACTAATTATCTTTGTAGTATACGAAGAGGTAAAATCCTTGAGTTTAAGAGCGCTATTGAACGTATAATCAACACATCAAGTAGGAAAGAACGCGAATTCATTCAAGAGTATTATTTTAATAAAAAGGAATTAGTGAAAGTTTGTGATGACATACACATTTCTGATAGAACTGCTCATAGAATCAAAAGGAAAATCATATCTAGATTGGCGGAAGAGTTAGGGGAAGAGTGAAATTGGCAGTAAAGTGGCAGTTTTTGATACCTAAAATGAGATATTATGATAGTGTAGGATATTGACTATCTTACTGCGTTTCCCTTATCGCAATTAGGAATAAAGGATCTATGTGGGTTGGCTGATTATAGCCAATCCTTTTTTAATTTTAAAAAGCGTATAGCGCGAGAGTTGGTGGTAAATGAAATGAACGAAAAACAAAAGAGATTCGCAGATGAATATATAATGAATGGATGTAATGGTAAAAAAGCAGCAATTACAGCAGGTTATAGTAAGAAAACAGCAGAGTCTTTAGCAAGTCGATTGTTAAGAAATGTTAATGTTTCGGAATATATTAAAGAACGATTAGAACAGATACAAGAAGAGCGTTTAATGAGTATTACAGAAGCTTTAGCGTTATCTGCTTCTATTGCTAGAGGAGAACCTCAAGAGGCTTACAGTAAGAAATATGACCATTTAAACGATGAAGTGGAAAAAGAGGTTACTTACACAATCACACCAACTTTTGAAGAGCGTCAGAGATCTATTGACCACATACTAAAAGTACATGGTGCGTATATCGATAAAAAAGAAATTACTCAGAAGAATATTGAGATTAATATTGGTGAGTACGATGACGAAAGTTAAATTAAACTTTAACAAACCATCTAATGTTTTCAATAGAAACATATTCGAAATACTAACCAATTACGATAACTTCACTGAAGTACATTACGGTGGAGGTTCGAGCGGTAAGTCTCACGGCGTTATACAAAAAGTTGTACTTAAAGCATTGCAAGACTGGAAATATCCTAGGCGTATACTATGGCTTAGAAAAGTCCAATCAACAATTAAAGATAGTTTATTCGAAGATGTCAAAGATTGTTTGATAAACTTCGGTATTTGGGACATGTGCCTTTGGAATAAGACTGATAACAAAGTTGAATTGCCAAACGGCGCAGTTTTTTTGTTTAAAGGATTAGATAACCCAGAGAAAATAAAGTCGATAAAAGGCATATCAGACATAGTCATGGAAGAAGCGTCTGAATTCACACTAAATGATTACACGCAATTAACGTTGCGTTTGAGGGAGCGTAAACACGTGAATAAGCAAATATTTTTGATGTTTAACCCAGTATCTAAACTGAATTGGGTTTATAAGTATTTCTTTGAACATGGTGAACCAATGGAAAATGTCATGATTAGACAATCTAGTTATCGAGATAATAAGTTTCTTGATGAAATGACACGACAAAACTTAGAGTTGTTAGCAAATCGTAATCCAGCATATTACAAAATTTATGCGTTAGGTGAATTTGCTACACTAGACAAATTGGTTTTCCCTAAGTATGAAAAACGTTTAATAAATAAAGATGAGTTAAGACATTTACCTTCTTATTTTGGATTGGACTTTGGCTACGTTAATGATCCTAGTGCTTTTATACATTCTAAAATAGATGTAAAGAAAAAGAAGTTATACATCATTGAAGAGTATGTTAAACAAGGTATGCTGAATGATGAAATAGCTAATGTCATAAAGCAACTTGGTTATGCCAAAGAAGAAATTACAGCAGATAGTGCAGAACAAAAAAGTATAGCTGAATTAAGGAATCTAGGGCTTAAAAGGATTTTACCAACCAAAAAAGGGAAGGGTTCGGTTGTACAAGGGTTACAATTCTTAATGCAATTTGAAATCATTGTTGATGAACGTTGTTTCAAGACTATTGAAGAGTTTGACAACTACACATGGCAAAAGGACAAAGATACAGGTGAATATACTAATGAACCAGTAGATACATACAATCATTGTATCGATTCGTTGCGTTATTCAGTGGAACGATTCTACAGACCGGTTAGAAAACGCACAAATGTCGGTTCGAAAGTTGACACAATAAAATCTCTAGGATTATAGGAGGGAACAAATGTTAAAAGTAAACGAATTTGAAACAGATACAGATCTACAGGGAAACATAAATTACTTATTTAATGATGAAGCCAATGTTGTTTACACATATGACGGGACGGAATCCGATTTATTACAAAACGTTAATGAAGTAAGTAAATACATTGAACATCACATGGATTACCAACGACCTAGATTGAAAGTGTTAAGTGATTATTACGAAGGTAAAACTAAGAACTTAGTTGAGTTAACACGACGCAAAGAAGAGTACATGGCAGATAACCGTGTAGCGCATGATTACGCATCTTATATTAGCGATTTTATCAACGGCTATTTCTTGGGTAATCCAATTCAATATCAAGATGATGACAAAGATGTATTAGAAGCTATTGAGGCGTTCAATGATTTAAATGATGTTGAGTCACACAATAGATCTTTAGGATTAGATTTGTCAATTTATGGCAA